GTATTCGTGGTGGGGTTGCGCGCCGAGGAGTCGCTGAATCGGTTCCGTACGGTGGTCAAAAACCCGGGGTGGCGTGGACTCTTTTGGACATCCGGCGGTGATGGCATTATCAAGGCCTATCCTATGTACGACTGGACTTTTGAGGACGTCTGGCACTATATCGCCGAAAACGGGCTCCGCTACAACCGTGTCTACGATTTCATGCACCGCCGCGGGTACCGGATTCAAGAGGTCCGTGTCTCCTACCTCGGGCACGAAAACTCCTTCAAATGCCTGCCGCTGCTGCATGAGTTCGAGCCTGAGACGTACGCAAGACTCCTGGAGCGTATGCCGGGTGTTCACGTGGCCGCCCGGTACGCCAAGGAGGACACCATCTACCAGGCCAAACGCCTGCCGCCGGCGTTCAGCTCGTGGCGAGAGTATCGTGATTTCCTGCTCGAGACGACGCCTACTGAGTTCAAGGAGCGATTTCGTGAGCGGTTCGCTCGCCAAGGCGACGACGAGGCGATTTGCCGCCAACAAGTGCGTCAACTCCTGATCAACGACTGGGAGGGCAACCTTCCTGTGGTGAAACCGAAGAAAAATCGCGAGGACGTCCTCAAGAAATGGAGGGAGTTGCTGTGAAGCAATTGCGAGCGTGGGATGATGTGACCCTGGTCCAGGTCTCGAGAGAGGACCAAGAGTTTTACCGGTATCTCGGCCCGTTCTTTGGTAGCCGCCAGGCCGCCAAAGAGCTCGGCATGCCGATTTGGGACGACGAGGGCCGCCTGTGGGTGGTCGCCCTGGTCGGCGGCCAGCCCGTAGGCTGCGCCAGCCTGGAGGTCCGGGGCCGTAAGGGCGCGCTCAAGAGCGCCTGGGTCCGGCCCGAGCACCGGCACCGGGACATCTACACGGCCATGTTGGAGGAGCGGTTGCGCATGGCCACTGACATCGGGTTGGCGGTGTTGACGGCCACATGCACGGAGGCGAGCCGAGCAGTCCTCGAACGGTACGGATTCCGTGAAATAGGACGCCGCGGGCGCTATTACGTCATGAGGAGGGAGATGGCTAATGGAGCAGCAGATTGAGGCCCTAGTCGAGGCGCTGGCGAAACTGCCGCCAGACGAGCGGATTGCCGCCATTAATCGACTCATGCAGGCCCTGCGACGAGTGCACCCGATCCAGGACCCCGTGGGCTTCCCGCAGTGGGTGCCGGCCGAGCAGGTGCATGCCAATCACTACAACCCCAACAACGTGGCGCCACCCGAGATGCGACTGCTGTATCTCTCGGTCAAGGAGGACGGGTACACGCAGCCCATCGTGACTTACTGGGATGAGGCGCAGGGCAAATACATCATCGTGGACGGATTCCACCGGCACCGGGTCGGCAAGGAGTATCGGGACATCCGGGAGCGGGTGCGCGGCCACCTGCCCGTTGTTGTCATTAACAAGGACCTCGCCAACCGGATGGCCTCCACCATCCGGCACAACCGGGCCAGGGGGAAACACTCCGTCGAGGGCATGACGAACCTGGTGGTCGAACTGGCCGGTCTCGGCTGGGACGATAGCCAAATTGCCAAGCACCTCGGTATGGATGCCGAAGAGGTACTGCGGCTGAAGCAGGCCAGCGGGATTGCCGACTTGTTTAAAGACCGTCACTATTCTCGTTCGTGGGTACTCGCCAACAAAGAGGCACAAACAAAGGCGTGGGAATGATGGCATTGACCAAGCGGATGATCGGAACTAGAGAATATGCAGAACGCCACGGGTTGTCGCAGGTGCGGGTGCGGAAACTCTGCGAGGATGGTCGCATCCCAGGAGCTCAGAAAGTGGGGAAAACGTGGATCATCCCCGAGGATGCGCTCCCTATTCCGGCGCGCAAGGGGCCGAAAGGTAGGTGGGAGTCAAGTGAACCTGATACAGATTCAAAATGACGGTCCGCTTATTGTGGCAACGGACTATTGGAATACGCCCCATGCCAGGCGTGGATTATTCTACGTCAGCATCAATGCCGGGGCATTTCGACTCCTGGTGCCTCCGCCTCAGGAGGGCACCCTAGCCGACATGCAGACAGGTCAATACGTCATCGTAACCCGAGGGCTATGGAACGGCCGTGACGCCATGGAATTCCTATTCGAAGACGGTAGCGACTCGCCATACGTCATCTACGTCCAAGTCGAGCAGGTAGACCGCCTACCGACAAAAGAGGATGAAGGGCGTAGCGATTTAAGATGCCTCGTCTATACCAGAGCTGGGCTGGCGCTAGCGCTACCTGCCCGATACCGACGTTCGGTACATCTCCCCTGCCTGAAGCCATGGGCCGGCTAACAATTCGTCGCGACTTTTTTTCAGAAACCTGTTGACTCTCTTCCTCTCCTCGTGTTACTATATCGGTGACGATACGGTTGAGCCGAGGAGGGGTCATGATGACGATGACGGCTGCGGAACTCATCGCCCGCTACAATCTCCAGTTGGTGCCCGGCGGCCAGATCGCCGTCCCCGGCGGCAAGCGGCTGCCGGCGGCGGTCATCGCCGAGCTCAAGGCCCGCAAGGCTGAAATCCTTGCGGAGCTGGAGCGGCAGAAGGCCGAGGCCGAGGCCAAGGCCGCCGCCGAGAAGGCTCGCTTCGAGGCGGAGGTCGCCGCCCTACGGACGGGCAGGGCCAAGATCGTCGTTCGGTGGCAGGATGGGGAAATCCTCAGTGGCTGGACCGTCTACGGCGCTGCCCGGCGGGTGCTGGAGGAGGCTCGTATCGGGCGGGACGTCTACGGCTGGGGCTACCTGGTGCCCGATGAGTTGGTTGAGGCGCTGGGCCAGGAGTTCACTCTGACCGACGCCGTGGCCTGGGCGGAGGCCCGGAGGCGTCCGCAGGGGCCGAGCCTGGAGCAGATCCGGGCCGAAAAGCTGGCCGAAGCCGCCCGGACCGGTCAGCCCGTGGAGGTCCGGCGCTGGACGGAACCCTGTGCCGACCCGCGGTTGGAGTGCTCGCTCGATATCGTCGTCGAGTGGGCTACCCCTACCGGCGAACTGAAGACGGAACGGCATCACACGCACTGACGTTTCGGCCCGCCGGGAGCCTATCCCGGTTGCCCCGCGACGCCGCCGCCTCCACGTGGCGCGGGGTGGGCGGCCGAAAGGCCGGCGAAGTGCGGCAGAAACCATTTTAGGAGGGGTTTCCTGTGCAGATTCCGCAGGCACTTGTGGAGGCTGTGGCTACCGCTGTGGAGCGGCTCTCTCGCCCCGGTATCGAGGGGTGGGGGCTGCGAGTGGATAGCGAGATGGCGGTCGCCGGAGAACTGGTGGTTCTCAGCGAACACGAGGGCTGCACGTCCGAGACGTGCGCCCATCGGAGCCACGATCCAGCGGCACCGATGTGCCGCTGGGTGCCGCGGAACGGCCAACTAATCTTGCTCGGTTCCGATTTGGAGCCGGGCGAGACTTGGGTGGACTACTACGCGCACATCGTTTCCGACGATGTGCGCTACATCCGCCTCGAGGCGCCTCGGTTTTACCACGCCGAGGCGACCTACGTTGAAGTTGAGGGCGTTCCGGAATGGGCGCTTGCCCGGCTGGCCGAAGAGGCCGCGGTGTAACGCCGCGGCTCTACGTATCCCACGACGCCGCCACCTGCCCTAGGGGAGGGAGTTGGCCGACGCAGGCCCCTGTTATGCTGGGGCCTGCGTCGTCATCTTCACAATCGCCTCCAGGCGTGCGATAGTGGTCTCCATGGGCTCCGACGTGTCCAAAACCGCGTCCCAGTAGTCGTCTGGTATACCCTCTAGACCACGCTCCGACACATGGCCCGGGTCCCGCTGCTCTGCAGCCCGGGCCGCTAGACGCGCAGCAAGCACTTCGGGCGGCGCCGTCAGGCGCACCAGTCGAAAGCCGGCGGCCCGCAGCGCCTCGCACTCGTTGCGAAACCTCACGTCGTCGACCACGATGGGGCCATCGGGCAGATGTGTGAGCAGGTAGCGGATCCATACCTCCTGGTCCAGCGCCCGCCCCACGTCAGTGCCGATGAGCTGCGCTCGCCGCCCTGGGTCGCGCTCGGTACTCAATACGCGAGCCGCCCCGGACGCAAATTTGGCATGCACGTTCATCCCTGCGAGCGGGTACAGCTCCCGCGCCCACGCCAGCAGGTACTGGTGCCTGTCGTAGGAGTCAGCCGGCGCCTCGGCGATGATGCGCTTAATGGGTGCGGCTAAAGAGCAGCGAGTAAAGCCGTGGAGCTTAACGAGGTAATCAGCCAGCGTCGTCTTGCCCGTCCCGCGCGGGCCACAGAAGGCGATCCTCACTCCTTGCATCCCTCCCGCCACTCAATAGAGAGTGTCGGGGGCGGCACATCGAGCGCCGCCCCTTTCCTCGCGCTCGATGGCGTCAATCTCTTCGTCTGTCAGGCCGTATAGCTCCCTAAATGCGTCTCCCCAGGCGAAAAGCTGCTCCAGATAGTCATCAGCCATCGGGTCCACAGTCGGCAACTCCATCAAAACCGCACCTCCCACTGCACTCCCCACCGCGGCGGCTCGTCGCGCCGCAGCTCGACTCCGGCCCGCAGCGTCCCGCCGGCCAGCGGTCGCCGGACACTGACAGCCACTCCGCCTGCCGCCGTCACGCCGGCTGTGGCGTCTCCGAGTCGGGCGATGGGGACGACGATTTTGGGGCGGCCAAGTCGCTCACGCGGGCCACAATCCCTTGCGCCTTGAGCCGCTCCAGCGTCGCCTCCACGATGCTCTCGACGTAGCGCCGGATGTCACCGACCGTCTCGGCCAGGACTTTGCGGGCCTCGGCGTCGAGCTGGGCGAGGATCTGGTCGACTACCTGCCGTCCGAGAGCCAGCAGTTCGTCCCGGCTCGCTCGTCCCTCCGCCACCGCCTGCCGCAGTGCGGCGGCCGTCGTGCTTTCGGCCGCCAGGACGGCTACTTCGGCGAGATAGGCTACCCGCTCCAGTGCGCGGTCGGCCAACTCATGGTTGATTCGCGCGTCCAGCTCCTCACGGGCTCGACGGATGTAGGCCAGGGCATAGGCGGAGCCCAGAGACAACACGGCCACAAGAACAGTGACGGCCAACTCCTTGACTTCGCTGATCACGACATCCCACATGATGCGTTCCTCCTCTCACAGTTAAGGCCGCCTCTTCGGGCGACCGTCCAAAACAACGTACCAGCGAAACGCCGATGGGAACCTTGGCCGGACCTCGCGCACGTTCGACCCCCACGACTTCGGCGGCTCGGTCAGCGGGAGAGAAAAATAGTGCGTCGGAAACTCGTCGGGGTCGTCCGCGTCAAACAGCGCCCGGACGTCTCGGTCGGTCATAAAGCGCACGATGTACTCAGCCAGAAGCAGGCAGGAAAAGAACGTGTCAGGGTCGTCCCGGTAGG